GGCTTTTCCTCGGCCGCAGCTTGCGCCAGATCGGAAACCTCGCGGGCCTTCGCGCCGTCCTCGCGCAGCGCCATAATCGCACCGACCGGCTGGCGCGGATCCGTTTGGACGATGTGATTCGAGGCCAGGATCAACCGGCCAGGGCGTATCTCCGTACCGCCGCGATGATTGACGCCCGTCACCAGGCCCCCATCCTCCAGCTCCACCACGCGACACTGGATCACAGGCCGCTCCAGTTGCAACACCACCAGGTCGCCGACTCTCAGCTCATTGCCGATCGCATCCCGCATTTCATTCCCTCCAGTTTTCTACTACCGCTATACTCACGTATAGCGCTTTCGTCTAACGTTCGCCCACTGGTTTATATATTACTCATGCCGCGCATATTCCCCACATATACGCCGCCAATCTAAAACATATAGTTTTTATAGATTTTTAGATGATCTTGCGACCCGCGCCGCGTGAAATGGCGAGCGAAGCACCCTACCAGATTTGCGCATATCTCAACATGGCTTACCTGGCGCAGCGTCGAGTGACCTTGTTCGTCGCCATACTTCAGTTTCTCCCTTTCAATACTGGCGCGGGGGCCGCATCTTCCTGTTGAACTCATTCAGCGGACCGGAAGCATACCCGTATACGTCGCGTAGCCACCTATGCACCGGCGCTGATTCTGGCACTGCCGATTGAGCGCGGTTAATCAGCAGCCGGCGGAACTCGGATCTGGCCATCTCTGGGCATATTCGCAATAGCTCTTTCAGGGCGTTCTCGTCAGCCCGCCGCCAGGGGCATTTTCCGAGGGATGGATTCAGCGATTTCCAATACTCGAAAATTTCATTCTTAAATTCCACTTCCCGGCGATTAGAACTCCCCCCCGCCTTTTTACTTTGATGTTCACTTCCAGAATGCCCCGTAATCGCCGCTGCTGGCCCCGCCACGCGATTTCTACGTCCTGGGTCATGGTTTCCCCCATCACGGCCTCTAAACGCCGCTAGAACAGGCTTTCTCGTCATTTTCGCATTCTCTACGCTTTTGCCTACTCGCCGCAGCTCGCGGCCGGGCCGGATCGCCGAGCCCGCCGCCGGGCGCCGGTGGGAGTGGGGGCGATGGGTGCGCGCCAGGTGTTCGGGGGGTGAGTTTTTCAAGCCCCCGTTTGGGGGCGTACAGGGGCCGTTTCTGCTTTTAATTTTTGCTTTTTCTAAGAGGGGTGCAGGGGGGATTTCTTTTTCATTTTTAATTTGCGCGTTTTTCGCCGCATTTGTACTCGGCTGTACTCGCGTTGTACTCACCGTATGCGCGTTTTCGCTTAAATTTCGCTCCCTCCATTTTCGCCATCTGACGTTGACGGCCGCGCGCGCTTTCTCGCTTCGTTTCTGCTGTTTAGCGGCGTGCTCGCCGCGGCGAAGGTCGATTTCCGGCATACGCAGCCGGCCATCGGCGCCAGGCTCGAAAAACCCCCGGATCGCGGCCTCCTGTGTACTCCACGTATCGGTATCCATACGTGCCACAGAGGCTAGAAATTTGTCATTGTTGGGGAGGGGTCCATTCCACCAGTAATAAGAACTGAGCAGCGTGTAAGCGCCAACCAGTGTGGTGTTTAGATGCATCGTGCCGATTAAGAATTGATGCACGTCAAGCGGCATCACGGCATACAACTGTGTGTGAGGGAGACGCATAGTAGAGGCCCGTTTCCAGCCGGCTTTTTAGGGTGAATTGGAACGCAGCAGGAGATTTCTACGGGTTGTACTCACGTACTACTCACGTAATACTCCGAGTACAACTGCTAAACTTTCGATCTCACTTGAGAAGGGAAAAAATTAGAGCCGCGGCCCCGAGGGGTGCTTGCCAGCTATGAAAGCCCAAGCCAGAGCCGCTATCTATAAGCCGCTGTTAAAGATACAGCGCCCCTCCAATTCAGCGCCTTTTTCTTCCAGCGAAAAATTATCACTGAATGACATAGGGAAACGTTCTAGTCACAGACCCGCAATGCGTCAAGACGGAAAATACGGCGAATACGTGCGCCGATCTTAGTACAGTGTAATTACATTTATGCAACATACTCGCGGTATAGGATTCCGCCATGCAGCGCATGAGTAGAACCGCCGAGCGCCAGGCGTGGACAAACTACGTCGAAGCCGGCGCCTATCTCGATACTCCGAGTACTCCGAGCAGACCGCGGGAAATTCACTTCATGGTGGAATGCCGGCCGGTGCCGCAGGGCTCGATGAAGGGCGCCGCCATCACCCGCGACGACGGTACGCCGGGTACCGTGTTCATGTGCGACAACAAGCGTACTCACGTATACCGCCGCGAAGTGGGCTTCGACGCTCTGCGCGCTCGCGCTCTACTCGGAGTACACGACGTATTCGCGCCCGCTGGCCCGCTGCGCCTGAATTGTACGTTTGTATTCAAAAAGCCCAGGAGCGCGCCCGCGGATCGCGCGCGGCCGATCGTCAAGCCGGATCTGGATAAGCTCATGCGCGCGTGCTGCGATGCGCTGAGTGGCGTTCTCTGGAAAGACGACGCGCAAGTGTGCGAAGCCACCATCGCGAAAATCTACGGCGACGTGGAGTGTGTACACATCAGCGTGCAGATGATCGAGAACTAAAAAATTTATACTCCCGCTATACTCGCGCATACGATGTTTCGCTTAATTTTCGCCCTCCCTATTTTCCCCAATTAAGCGCACGCTGGAGGCACGTTTCTAAGCGTCCTTGAAGGAGGACTCGACAATGAGCAGTTCTGCGATCCGCCGCGCGGCGCCGGCCAACCCGGTTAATGCCGCACTTGCCACAGCCCAGGTTTTCCCCCTCGCCTCCAACACCGCCCTGGCTTGTACGCTGGGGGTCCCCGGCAAACTTGTACTCGAAGCAAAACGCTTCACGGTGCGCGCCGAAGGCATCGCACAGGTGGGCGTGAACACCGTCACCGCCAACATTTCTCTACTCGGCGCATTGGCCCTGCCCGCTTCCCCGCTGGTGATCGGCAACTGGACCCTGCTTAAAGCGGGGACCGCCGCGGCCGTCGCGGCCCTGGCTTCGCCCTGGTGGTTCCAGGCAGACCTGATCTACGACTCCATCAGCGGCTTGCTGAACGGGACCGCGGCGCAGGTCATAGCCAACACCATCACCGCCGCCGCCGCCGTCACCGCCCTGACGGGCTTGAATGGGACCAATCTTCCCGTGGTACAGGCCGGCCCGGTGACAGTGCAGCCCGCAGATCCGGTCTTTTACCTGGCCGCGGCGATCACGTTCTCAGCCGGCGCCGCCGCCAACATAGGCACCCTGGCCAATTTCGAGATAGCATTCTAGGCATAGTAGCGGCCCCCTAACCTGCCTCTCGCAGCCGCGCCGGGTTCCTACCTTTCCCCCGGCGCGGGCATTTTCTACTCGGAGGAACTATGGACAAGACACACGAAGCGGCCAAGCGCGGCCTGGGCGGCGAGAAGAAAAAAGGCAAGACGCATACTCATGGTGTGCACTACGAGCGCGCCGGCAACGGCGGATACATCGCCCACGTACACAAACACCACGGCGCCGGCCCGCACAGCGAAGGCCACAGCCACACCGAGGAACATTCGCTGCCCGACAAGGATGCGATGGCCGAGCACATGGAAGAACACATGGGCGACCAGCCGGCAGTGGGCGAGATGCAGCCCCAGGAGCAGCCCGAAGAGGCCCAGGAGCAGCCCCAGGCGGCGATGGCCGGCGGCGGCGGCGGGCCACAGCAGGGAATGTAAGCGATGGCGTTAACGACGCGACTAGAACCCGATTCCTGCCCGTGCTGCGGACACATACTCGACGCGGCGAGCAACCTGGACTATCACACGCCGAAAGTGGGCGACCTGACCGTGTGCATCAACTGTCAATCGGTGTGCGACTGGGATGAAAACATGCGTCTACGCCTCCTGAGCGCAGCTCAAATAAATGCATTGCCGCCCAATGTGCTCGCGCAGGTTGCACACATCGCGATCACGATACGAAGAGAACTTCCGCGTTTTCGCCGCGCGAGGAATTGATGGACGACAGCATCGACGTGGCGCGGATCCCGGCCGATGAGGACTATCGCCAGGAGCTGCGCTGGCGAATGCAGACCGATCTTTTCTGGCTGGCGAAATTTGTACTCGGGTACAACAAGATCACCGAAGAGTGGCACCGGCCGGTTGCCGATGTATTCGTAAAAAAGGATCCCGGCAAGCCATTCGCGCAGCAGACCCGCAAGCGCCGGCGCATCCTGCTGCTGCCGCGCAAAACCTATAAAACTAGTTTGTCTATCTGCGACACCGTGCAATGGGTGATCGGCTTTCCCGACATTGCCATTATGGTAATGACGGCTTCCAATTCTCCCGACTCGCCCCTGGCCGATGCGTTCGTGGCCGAAGTGGCGAGTCATTTCTATTGCCCCGAAGGCACGCCGAAAAACCCGCTGCATCTGTGTTTCCCCGAGCACGTTTTGATCAAGATGGACAAGGCCGGCCAATTCACCACGCCGGCGCGCACCCGGTTTCGCCGCGACCCCACGGTGAAGGGCGTCTCGATCGAGCAGAGCTTGAGCGGCTGGCATCCCGACATAATCAAGGGCGAGGATGTGCAGGACAACAGAAATTCGCAAACTAGTTTCGGGCTGCGCAAAGTAAGGAAGAATTTTTACTTGAATCTAAAAATGCTCGGCGAAGATGGCCTGGTGGATCTGACCGCCACGCGCTACGGGCCGGCGGATCTGTACGGCGACATGATCGCCAAGGCCGGCGAGGAAACAATTCTCTTGTGGAAGCCGGCTTATTTCCGCCGCGAGCACGCATTAAAGCTGGACGACGACGAATTGAACGAGCAGGACGTGATTTTACAGTTCCCCGAGCAGATTTCCTGGGCCTTCCTGCGCAATGAGAAGGCGCTCGACCCGGAAAGTTTCTGGACGCAGTACATGAACGTGGCCGAGGGCGCTTTTGTGCCGACCTTCGCGGCGGAAAAGCTGGAGCGCGCCAAAGTTACCGAGGAACACGCCCCCGCCGAGGATCAGACGCATATCTGCTGGCGCCTGGAGTATGCCGAATCGAAGCACGCCGCCTGTGCGGTGGGGATCGAGCGCGGCGGGCGCATGACGATTGTGGAAGTGGCACGCGGGCAGTTCACCCCCACCACGCTGGCCTGGCGCATTGTGGACACCTGCAAGCGATGGGAAGTGCGCCGCGTCGAAATCGAGGACACGCCCGGCGCGCGCAGCATGATTCCCCACATTCGCAACGAGGCTCTCGATGCCGACTGGCGAGTGGATATTGCCTGGACCGAGTTTCTACAGGATGAAACCGCGCGCTCGCTGGCCATCAAGGCCGCGGAGCCGCATCTCGCGACCGGCCGGCTGCTGTTTGCCGACAAGCTGCCCTTGTGGCAGGAAATCTTTCGCCAGCTCTACCAGTTCGGCATGGTGGAGGAATTCGACCTGGCCAGCGTGATCAGCAGAGTAGCGGCGAAGCTGCCGGCGTCGATCGCGGCCGAGGGCTTCGAGGCCCAGGACGAGGAACAGTTTCGCGCCTACATCGAGCAGGACGCCTACGATCGCGTGTATAACCGCGGGCGCTACCACGAGGCCGAGCCGGTGGCCGAACCGGAACAGGAATGGGCGCCGGCCGAGCCCGGCGACGGGCTGGGGGAATGTATGCCGGGGCTTAGCGGTTGAAATGTGTTATATATATGCGGTATATAGGCGAGCGAGGGGAATATGAAAATCACTCTGGAGAGCACGGATCAAATTGTATGCATCGCCGCGGAGCCAGGCGGGGCGGAAATCGAATGCCGGGTATGGCAGGGACACACCGGCAAGGGAACGCCGGTACAGGTGATAATTCCTCGAATCGCAACGCCCAATGGGGGATGTATCGACAGGCAGTTTGACCAGGATTTGCGCGAGGTTAGCGCGCCGCTGGCGCTGCCGCTGGCGTTTCCGTTACGAATGGTGATCTGATGCCCTGCGAATGGCTACGAATGCCGGATGGCACGGTGATGCACCTTAACCGCGGCCGTGCGGGCAGGAGACAGACATGCAAGTTTTGCGGGCAGAAGTACTCCGAAGGCAAGCTCTGCGATTTTCCTATAGGGAACGGTAAAACCTGCGATGCGGCGATGTGCGATGACTGCGCTAAGACTCTTGGAAGGCAACATACTGAAATCGGCAACGGCATAAAAAAGTTGAACGACACGATTGATGTTTGTCCTATTCACCGCGAACAGGCAGCAGTCAGCGGAGGAAAGTTTACATGAGCTTACTTTCTGAAATGGTGAACGGCTCGAACCTGATTCAGCCGGGCGACGTTGAACTACAGGCGCCGGGCCTCGATCCGAAGTACACCGATGACGCCGCCGTGCAGCTCACCATTCAGGATGCGCAGAAGGCGCGCACCTACCTCGATCAGAAGCAATGGAATTTGCACTGGCGCGAGAGCGATGTGCTCTACCAGAGCCCGCGAACCAATCAATCCTTCGAGGGCTCGACGGTGGCGCGCGCGAACATTTCACGCTTCACCGTGGCCAAGCACGTCAACAGCCTGGTGCCGGGAATGAAGAGCGGCATTTTTTACGAGATGCCGCCGTTCCTGATTCGCCCGCGGCCGTCCACTTCGCAGACCACGGCGCGCGCCAAAGTGGCCCTCTATGGCGCGCTGTTCGATGAATGCAACTTCGAGGATGTGAGCGAGCGGTCGCTGGAGGACATGACGACATTCGGGACCGTGATCGTAAAGGGCGGCTGGCGCAAGGAAACTAAAATTCGTAAATTGCGATCGCCGAAAGCGTCACCCGTCAAGTTCAAGCTGCCGATGGGCGGCGAGCTGACCGTGCACACCCGCGAGAGCGATGAGATTGTCGTCACGCCTACGGAAGTGACCGAAGAGGGGCTGACGTGCGAGACGTGCGAGCTGGGGTCTATTTTGGTGGATCCGACCTGGAAAGACGCCAACGCCTTGCACACCGGGGCGAAGTATGTTGTCCATGTTTCCTATCCCACGTTCAAAGACCTCGACAAGCTGCGCGAGGAAGTGATCTACGACGAGGACGGAAACCAGGTCGGGGGTTACGACATTCCCGGCGAGGAAGAACTAAAGTTTTACTTTTTCGGCCATGAGGGCAACGCCGGCGCGCCGTCCCAGGTCCAGCTCAACCTGGGCGGGCAAAACTGGTCGATCCACCACGCGCAGAACGAAGATGAACCGGCCAGCGCGGATCCGCTGGAACGGCCGATTCAGTTGTTTGAACGCTGGGACAGGTCGAACGTCTATGCGGTTTTAGTTCCCGAGGGCGGGGACCGCGGCGTGCTGATTCGCAAAGAAGAACATGACTTGCCGTTTATTCCGTTCTTCGCGGCGAACTTCTGGAACATTCCCAAAGCCGGGTTCGGGATCGGCGTAGGGCGCCTGGCGGGATCCGACCAGAGAATCGAAAAGGGGCTCACCGACGCGCTGCTCGACATTCTGAGCATGACGGTGAATCCCATGTACGCACGCGATCGCGGGGCCAACGCGCCCACGCAGCAGATACGCCAGCGCCTCGGCGGCATCGTGGACGTGGACACCAAGCCCGGCCAGGGCGTGCGCGATGCGTTCGGCATGATCGAACTGCCCAAGGCGCCGCCCGAGGCGTTCACCATGCTCCAGGCCGCGGCACAGAGCGCGCAGTCGACCACCGGGGCCGATGAGGCGTTTACGCAGGGCAACCTGCCCTCGCGCGGCACCAGCTCGGCGGCGCGCACGGCCACCGGCGCCGGCGGCATCATCGCAGCCAACGCGGGGAAAATTCAAGGCCCGGTGGGGCATTTTGTCAAAGGCATACTCCTGCCCATGATCCAGCTCACCGAGCATTTTGTGAAATCGCGCATGAGCCTGGCCAAGATCCGCGAAATTCTCGGCCAGGAACTCGGCGACGCCTTCGAGCTGGACGCGCAGAATTTCTACCAGTCGAATGACCGCTTCGAGTGCCTGGCGGGCGCGCATTTAGCCGCCAAAAAAGCGATGGCGCAAGCCCTGCCTATGCTGGTGCAGATTTTTGAGAATGCGCCCATCATCCAGCAGCTCAACGCGACCGGCTGGATGATCGACATTCGCGTGATGCTCGAAATGTTTATGGAAGTGAGCGAGTGGAAA